AATGAAAGTCAAGAGGTCCTTCTCTTATGACTAGGTAAGCAAAGCCTTCCTATCAGCTAAAGACGCAGGCGAAGGCCCACTGCTCCCCCCACTCTCCAACTCCTCCCTCACTCTAGCCAAAAAGAGAGTCCACAAATAGGCGAAAAAGAATACCCAGTAAGAGGGAATAAATAAGAAATTCGACCAACAAGCGCACCTCTACAGGCAGGCTTTCAAGCAGGCTCAGAACATTCCATACCTCGATCTCCCCCCATATCACGAGACTGATGAACTGATTCTTCTCCACTCTGCCTTCATAAGGGATAGAATTGACCACCCTAGACGATCGCGCAAGACAGTTCCCCTCCCCATGTCACAGTTTGCATTCCGAGTCTTCTTCGCCGCCCACAAGAAAATCTCCCCTATCCACGAGCCTTAATAAAAGATGACAATCACTTAGTACAAGAGCATCTTTGCCAGTAGTGAATGTGATTCCCAGGTAGTCCTCTGCGGCAAGACTTACGACAGCATCGACATCAGGACTGTCCTCCCCAATCCGTCATGCGATGCTCCCACCCTCTTCTCGCTCTATGCCAATCCTAGGGATCCAGCCGAAAGAGAGGTTCAAACTTATGAGCGTCCCAGAGTCCAAGTAAACATCACCCAGTCGAGGGTCAGCATCCATCTCCCTGTCCAGCCTGGTGGTTCCTTAGAATCATCTGCTCTGAGGTTAGTCACGAAGAACTTCACCACCAAGGAGCTTGAACATGTCCTCAAAAGGAAGGACACTCATGGCGGACATGCGCGAATGGGCTATTTGCGAGATCTTTACCAAGCAGACATAAACCGTCAATGGCTAGAACACACCATCAACTCCTTGTTCTAGGGAAAGAATGTTGTCCAAATCCATATCGGGTCAAAGTTCGCCTAGATGTAGACCCTCATCGACCAAGTGCTCTCCGAACTCATGATGCAGATCGCCCGCCAGATAGGAGCCGAAAAACCTGGTTCAGCACCCAATGTGGTTCCTGTTATTCAACCAGTCAAGGCATACACCACATGGCTCTATAGTCAACCTCACGGCACAATCACTCTCGCAGACTACTAGGACTTCTTCTATCGCCACTGCAGAAACAACCGCGTCGCCACCCACAATCACATAGCCCTCAAAAATGTATGGGGCCAATTAACTGTTGTTCACATCCGCCCGGACACGGAACAATATGACAGCACCTACTACTCCAGCAACTTGTTCTCTTTCAAAAATGGAATTAGTAGCCGCCGTGTACTGTATCGTCAATACCTCTTTGCCGGCACTATTGAACAATTCTCCTAGCTCCAGAGAGAGAGTCCCGCTTACCAGCATAGCCAAGGACGCATACTCAACGATGATCCCTCCCAGGAAGGATGGCCATAATAGCCCGCATACTTCCAACAGGGAA